ACCTGGCCAATTCAGATGTACACCAGTCTTTACGAGTGTACCAGATTCTTTCGGTGGTGATATCGAAATGAGACACTCTTTTCCACCATGTCGTTTCACTTTGTCACAAATCACTTTACAAATACTCCGAATTTCATCGACTTCAAGGGGTTTTTCATCCTTGTAGTCGATGTCCACAAAAAAGTTATACGTGTCACTCTTCTGTTCGACGACGTAAAGTCTTTCACCCCGCTTTACAGCATCTACATACTGTTCATAAAAGACATTCAATTTATCAAATGGCACAGAAAGGACACCACCGTCCATGAGCACATGTGATAGATTGGTTGCATTGTTAAATTTTTGAGATGCACACCAAGCCTTAAACATACTTGAAGTACACCGTTATTCTCTAAACCATCTCATGCAAGAAACATCTGAAAATTCTTTTCCCTGAGACAACTGTTTCTTAAAGGTGAGCAGTTCGTAGACTGTCTTATCTTTATTCGTTTCTTTCCACTCTTCGATTTCTTCTTCACAGAGACCACGGTTCTTTTCCAATAATTCTTCAATCTGCATTAAAATGTAAGCCTTGGACTTCATTATTTAATAGAGAAGGTTTTTCTATTGTGAGAACTTATACACGCGTAAAATTGTGGATTCTTAATCACATTATCCACAATAAGTTTCCATCTTTTCCTTGTATTAAACTCTTCGAGGGTTTCGTAATTCATAAAATCATTTTCGTCGTATGTTTTCTTTATGGGTTGATTCAACAACTTTTTTAGATTTGTCTTTTGCTTCTCGTCGTAGAACTTCTTCACCTGAGATTGTTGTTCTGCGAGTGAATAATCCACGAAGAATATAAAGACATTATATTCGAGATCTACCCCTGGACTCTCTTTGACTACAAACTTGAATTCGGTATATTCACCACTTTTTAAGGATACTACACCTCTCGTCTCCTCTTCAAGTTCCCTGAGAGCACATCGAAGTGGATTGAAAATTTCACGTCGTCTACAACCACCTGTGACAAAAATCCAATCTTTAAATCGACGGTCTCTCACTGTGAGGAATTTAGGTTTCCCCGTGGCGAAACTAACCGGTACTGCGATAGCTTTGTACTTTTTCATTGCGCATTCGCAAGTTACAATATACCGATATGTTTATTCCTCCTTCTTTTCTTCGATTTTCTCCAGATTCGTCTCAATCTCATCTCCCTCCTCCTCAATTTCGGGGCTGTTCATGTGCTGAACCAACTGCTCCGAAAATGTCCTGAACCCATTCATCTCTTCCTTTGTCTTGTTGAGTTCCTTGAACACGAAAATGATACCAATGAGACATACAGCCGTCGCAAGCATCATGAGGTTTTCACGGTTCATCTGAATCATTTATAGGTTACACACTACTTTCCCTTTTAAGTAAGTACACCCATTTTAGATTTACCTGGGGTGGGACACTCGTATGGTGTCTGAGCAAATTGAACGGCTTCGTAATGCGTATTTTCACAAGACTTTTGTGTTGGTGGCGTGGGCTGACCAACAAACTTTTCGAGTGTCCTGGATTTAGGATTGTACGTCAATACAAAAACGATGGCGAGAAGGAAAATGAGTTTCCACATATAGTAATTAGTTAGAATATAAAAGACCACCCATGCCATTCTCGATACGGAGGACGTTGTAGTTCACCGCGTAGATATCCTTATCACAATTGGCAGTGTCGTTAATGATGCGCGCGGAATCAAGGCGCGAGAAGTTGAGAGAACCGGTGGGCTGGAGCTTACCGGCATCGAGGCAGAAAGGGTAGAAGAAGAGCTTGGTGCCAGGGGTGGCGGTGCCGTGGGAGGTGTGATAGTAGAGGGGTACGGTGGTGAAGTTGGGATCAGCAAACTTGTAGTCAGCCACGTCGGTACCATTGATCTGGAGCTTGAGCTTGTTACCCGCGGTGCTGACCATGGTGACCGCCGAAGCATCACCAGCGGCGATGTATTTGACTGGGTGGTTGAAGTTGAGCTCCTGGATCTTGGAATTGGAGGAGATCGCCTTCTGGACCTGGGTCATGATCATGTTCTGGGGCTGGGAAGCGAACACCTCACGCTCTTGGGTGTCGAGGTAGGCATAGTTCGCGTAGACCTCCCACTTGCTCGCGGCAGCCTCGGCACCCCAAGTCACACGAAGCTCGACATCGTGGTACTGAAGGGAGATGAGAGGGAGAGCCGACTGCCAGTTCTCACAGAAGGAGAAGCGGAGAGGGTAGAACTTGGCGGTGCTGGTGCCATCGTAGAGGCTGGCGGACACCGACTTGGAGGAAGAGAAAGCCGAAAGGGTGGGGGCGATCAGGGTCGAGTAGGTCGAGTCCTGCTCATCAATCACCTGACCACCGATGAGGAGCTCAACCTTGGAGATCACATCAGTCCAGTTGTCTGTGAAAGAGTTGGCCGAGAGACCATCACCCGCGATGGGCATGAGGTAGACATAGTTGAGCATGTCACCCTTGCGCTCGAAGCGGATGGTGGACATGCCATTGTTGGAGACGTTGCCCTGAATGACCTGACGCTCGACAGTTTGGGAGAAGTTCGTATGACGCTTGTAGGTAGAACGGAAAAAGCTGACTTGGGGGTCACCAACGAGGTGCACATCCTGAGCTCCGACGGCGACGAGTTGGGCGATACCACCAGACATTTTATATTATAGTGAGAGTTTATTTTTAAACTAAAAAAAAGTCCGAAGGACTTTGTTTGATACGAGTGGCTTCGCCACTCGGGATGGAGACTTACAAACTGGGACACAATTTGTAAGAAGGGTGGGGAACAATCAACTGCGTTGATTGGGACAGGGGACTTAGATCGCATCAGTGCATGTCTTCATAGTTTTAAGTTTATTGTAAAGGAGATCATAGACGTTTCCTGTGAGGGGTGTTTCAGATTCGACACTGACACCAAAACCACCAATATCCCTAGATCCACTCGCACGTAGCGCCTGGCTTACCCACATGGTGAAGCGACCCGAGAGGATATACTTTGTTGTGGTTGTAACTGTTTCCACATCCGTTTCGGGATCACGGTTCCGTTCCTCCTCTACCCGCTTCTCCACCCTAATGTCATTCTCACCCACGGAAGCGTAGGGGTTCGTAACAGTAAGACCATTGGAGAGGGTAATCGTTTCGTTGAGAATGACACCCATTGTTTACTTTACTGGTATAAAAAAATAACTATAAAAAATTACAAAATGGAGTACATCTATGAAGCTCATGATATTGTACCAAAGGAGTTGTGTCAAGAAATCATAGAAAAGTTTGAGAATGATCCTGACAAAATACTGGGTGGTGTTGGAGTTGGTAAAACAATAGTAAATGAAAACCTTAAGAAGACGATGGATTTACATATAGTCAATAAACCAGAATGGGAAATCATTTACGACCAGTTAGAACGTATTTTAGCTGCGGGTATATATAGATACTTTGATTATTTGTTTCATGGTCCTTTTGCTGAAGTAGACTGTTTTATAAGAAATACTTTTAGTGATGTCGACATGACTGGACTTCAGATACAGCGATATAAAGTGGGAGACTTTTTTAAGTGGCATGTCGACAGTATATCCGGTGTGGACAGAATATTCGCTTTTATCATTTATTTAAATGAGAATGATGGATGTACCGAGTTTTTAAATGGTAAAAAAGTCAAACCTGAACCAGGTAAAATTGTATTTTTCCCAACGACTTGGACGTATCCACATAGGGGTCAGGAAATAAAGGTGGGTACAAAATACATCATCACGGGTTTCGTAGTGGTTAAATAAGCTTGCACGTCACGAGAGCGGATTTATGACTTCCATGGTCAACGAGTGTATACACCGGTCGAGTTTCATTAGTTTCTTCCCAGACCGTCTGTCCATTTTCGTCAAGAACATCAACGAGTTCTTGACGAATCTCTTCTATTGTATGCATTTTGTTTGTAACTTGATTTTGAAATTTGGTTTCATATCTATCTAAACGATAATAGTTTGTCTTTTGGTATGCGATGTACTCTTCCTGTTCAGATGGATCGAGTGCATCATACTTTTCTTGTGTAATTCCGTAACTTCCCGTTTCAGTAGTTCGGTACTCCGTGACAATATCGGTAGTCTTATTGCGTTCCATCCCTATAAAGTCATATTCTGTCTTACCAATACCCACCTTTTGTTGGTGAATATAATACGTCACATTCGAAAGTTCTTGTCTAGGTACCTTTACTGTTACAGTCGATGGTTCTGTAAAATCGCAATCTTGGGTTATTTTTCC